ATAGGCTCAAGTTGAGACTTTAGTTGAGCCCATGAGCTTTTAGGATTTTGCGGCGAAACCGATGGAATCGGCTGTAATTGACTTTTCAATTGTGCCCAAGTTAATTTAGCCACGTTTCCCACCTGCTGCTAACACCTGAATTACTAGATTCGGCGAAACCATATACGAATTTCCATCTGGTCCAGTCATTCTTATTTTTTGAGGCGCTGCTGTCTGATAACCAGTTGCCGGCGCTGGCATCGCTGGAACACTCGTAGTGTCTTTAGCATTTTGCTGCCCAAAAGGCTCATAAGGGTCATTGTAAGAATAAGCCGTTCCAGGCTTTTGGCTGCCAACCAAAGTTCCTTGGTTAATTCTTTGCTGAGCGTTCTTGCCCTCTTGCCATAAATCCATTTTTAACTGCTGTAGACGCGGTGCATAAGTACTGTAACCCCCCATTCCCGGTTTCAACATACCAGTGAAATTTTTCAAGGTGTCATCAGTTGGATTTAATGCCTTAATCCGCATAATCGTTTCCGGCGCCAATGTTAGCGCTTGCGCAACGTTTTTAAATTGGCCCTGCATCGGCGCTGGGGTATGAAATAAATAATTTCCTGCTACTTGCAGAGCTTCTTCTAGCTGACCGCTTAATTGAGTAGTTTCAGGGCCATATTTTTGCAAAACACCGATTTGTTTCATGGCCGCCTGAGTCTTAGCCAATGTTTTAGTATCCAGCGCTTGCTGCTTCCTGTTATCACTAGCAAATACTTGGCCCGTCGCCTCATTATAATAAGTTTTGCCTGACCCTCTAAATTGTGAGCCAGTAGTCAAATTCGCAAGAATTCCGGAGGGAGACTTAGTGCCATTAATTACAGCCATGGCAGGAGTCGACTTTAATCCAGAAACATGCTGGATATAAGTATGGATCATTTGAGCCTGAGGGCTAGTAGGCCCATGAGCTGCAACGGCGTTATGATAGTCATAAATTGCTTTACCGATTGGCGAAACAGGTAAATTTTGGCCAAGTTTTTCCTGACCTAACTTTATCAAAGCCTGGTTATTTGTTTGTTTTTGAGCAAGAGATTGCTGAAACTCAGATTGACGTTGCGCAGCAGCTGCTTTTTGTTGCGCTAGCTGCTTCGTACGCGCAGCTTGTGTGGCAAACTGCGCGAGTGAACGATTAAATCCTGTCGTAAAACCTGACATAAAATACTCCTATAAAATACTCGACAAACCATGATAAGCGTCGCCAATAATTCCGCCTAAATTTGAAGCCCCAGCTTGATCAGCGCTAGCTTGTTCGCCAGCCATTCTGCTTAAGTTGCTACCTGCACCCATATAGGTCCTATCTAAGCCCGAAGCCGCGTCATAGCCCATGCTTCCTAATCCTTGCATTCCACTCAGATACTGATGAGAAACTCCCATAACTTGATTTAAGTAATTATTCATGTCGTTACTCGTTAATCCTTGAGAATAACCAGCTAGCGCTTGTTGCTCAGGACCACTCCCAAGCATTCCAGATGCGGCTGCTGAATTATTCATAGCTTGCTGGCCTTGATGTAACTGCATCTGTGCACCAGGAGACATGTGATACTGACTCATTATGTTATTTATGTATGATGTTGGATCTGAATACTGGCTTAAAGCAGACTGATACTGACCAAGGGCTCCATAACCAAGCTGATTATACGGCTGTAAATATGATGCACCTTGGTTAAAATCCGCGTTTGCATTGCCCGTCGCATTACTGATTGCGCCCATTGCGCCGCCAGTTAGGCCGTTTTCAATTCCGCCAATAAATCCGCCCATTTTTAAGCCTCCGTTAAGTTGTAGTTATACCAAGCACCGTTGATATATATTTGTTTTACATAGACGCCACCGCCAGTGTCTTTGACCATCTCAGTACCATTGGCGGGCGTCATTAGTGTTTGCTGATCAGTAGTAACAATAGGAGTTACAAAGCCTTGTTGTGATAAATTAGAACGCATATAAGCATGTGTTTGAGCAAAGTAATTAAGCCAAAACGGATGCAACTGGTTGTTGTTGCTCACAACGGGTGTTTTAACTGGTGGTGGACTTAAATTCTTCATTATCGACCAACTATATCGTAGTCAAAAGATGCGCCCATCAAGGTGACATCAACCATATTGTACGACGTAAATTTAAAAACAAACTCTTCTGCTATTCCAAGGTTTCGCCACGAAATTATGCTACGTCTACGGCCTATTTTTCCGAGCGTGGCAGTCTTAATTTTTCCGTAAGTATCTCCGCCGTCACGCGATACTTGCAGGCCTACATAAGGATCCACGTTGTCGCCATTTGGAGTACCTACACCGCGAACGGCTTCTAAAACAAGCTGATTAACTCTAAGAGTGCGATAAGCTGGCTCACGCACTTGTTCTGTAATTCTTGTGCGCTGTATTGCTTCGCCCGCGTTATCAACAAAATCGCTGGACATTTGATATAAGATTGGCTGGTTAAAAGCACCCACCAGGTGCTGATTTTGGTAATATCCATGAGCATTAGCGACATGTCTAGAGCCATCAGACATTTGTTGCTCGAACCACATTTTGGTGTTAACGTCATACAGCCAAGATTTATCCATGGCTGTAAAATTTAAAGCGTAAAAAGTATGACCGTTTTCTTTGAAAATATAGGACTGGGCATCGCTAAAATCAGTATATTTTTGAATTTCCTGCTCTACTTCTGGTGTGCTAATGACTGTTGGCCAATCGCCTGAACTCATCATTACAGAAGCTACACCGTCGGCATCTTGGCCAAGCCAAAACAAAAAGCCTAGACCTTCTTGGATGGTTCCAACGGCTGCCGCCCCAAATTCAAACAACATCGTATTTACTCGCTCGAAAGGAAAAGTCGAGTCGTTAGTTTCGCCGTTGTTCGTCCAAACCTCGGTGTAATGAGTCCCAAAAAAGTAGATATTTAAACCTAAAGTGGCCACCCCCACAATCTTGTCTGGGTGTGACTCGAAATAAGCACGATTAAGCGCGTTCCACGTTGTACCATCGTTTAAATTAGATATTTGCCAAGCATTCGAGTCGCCTTGCGGAACAATAAAACGGTCATCCATGGAAGTGACTGCAAGAGGCGACGCTGGCAAACCATCGTCATTTACTTTTTCGAAAACATTAGTGATGGTGCTGTAAACCCATCCATCAACTCCGTCTAAAATTATTATTTGTCCGGCGTTATTGGCTGCCATGCCGACGTAGCCATCATCAGTAGCCAGTTTGCCGATCAATATCTCATTAAGCGAGGCATCCAAACGAAAAACATACTGGCTACAAATAACATAGCAGTACTGCTCAAAAACAAAAATGCGTCTAATCTTTTCGCCTTGTGAAAACTGTTTTTTGATAGACAAGCCTGGGGTCGGTATAAGTGCAACTTCGTCGTTGTAGCTCTCATTAAGCACATACATGTTTATTGTACGCTGTGGGCCAATCTGGCGTTTAACTTGTTTGTCGAAAGGGCCGACTAGGTTTAGCTTAGTTTTCATAAGCCATTCACCACACTGTTGCAGTAATAACCACGCCAGCGCAAAGCTGAGGTGGGCTGAATAGTCAGATCAAGATCAGCCAAATTAATAACTGTTTGCTCTAAATCTTTTAGAGTTAGTTGATGCAAATCCGTCCATACTGCAACAGGAAATTTTAAGCTTAAAATTTGAGCGAGCTTGAATGTCAAAAAGCTCAAGAAAAATTCAGGCAAAGTCGTTATTTCTTCTTGTGCGGTAAAATTAGCTAAATTTTGCTTAGCGTACAGATTGATCGTATAGACGTTGTTAGGCATCGGATAAAGCGTAATTTCGCTATACCCATTTTTTGGCACACTAATTATTTGATTAGGCCGACCAAGAGAGCTAGAGGTGCGATACGAATTAAACGCTGCTTGACGTGTCTCAATTTGCATTGGCACAGTAGTTTGATCATCTAAAACGGAAGCTAGCTCTAAGCTAATAATTGGCTGAGTTAAAACATCAGCCGGTGCCGTGGGCTTAATAATATACTTATTTTGCCCTGCAACTGTCTGGAAACTGATATCGCTAAAATACGGCATGTAGATCGACTGGTGCGATAACTGGCTTAAAATTTGGTTTAAAAAGCGCAAACTACGCGATAGCTCCGCTTCAGTAAGCGGTTCGTCAATCTCTTTCAAATTTAGCATTTGATAAGTATCAAGAATTAGCTGGTCCGTAGTTATAGCCATTATTTTTTCGCCGTTTTAGCTTTTTTGGGTTTTTTAACTTGTTCAGTCGCAAGCGCAGCCTTAACTGCTACTTTATCGTGCTTGGGGAAAGGCGTTAGCGACCAATCTTTATCATCAAGAAAGTCTTGAGCGTCTAAATTATCAACTAATGCGTGTTTGCCATTTTTATGAAATACAAAAACATCCATTGAAAAACTCCTTATTTAATTGAGCGCCATTTCTGACGCTCAAAATTGTTAAATATTAAGATAAAACCTTGATTGCGGTTTCACCGTCCCATGCAGCGCCATAAATCATGTCAATCATCCACTGTTGAGCGTTGGCCCCAGGATCTGCCCACTTAGTCACACGAATCGTTAGGCCACTTTTAGAATCAGTTGTTTGCGCACAATCAACACCCTCAAAAATTGTTTGACGTGGTGCAACAAAGATTAGAGATTGCTTGTTATAAGCAACACTGTGGTTAGCTGAAGCTTTTACTGCTACTACTGCACCGGCGGGTACCGCTATAGATACGTTGCGGTTAGGATCGTCAACATTACTGTTGATCGCTGGAGAAACACTAACAGTAGCATCGTTACTAGCTAAACTTGCATCAGCTGTAACTACAAACTGCATCAGATGACGCGTGGCTTGACGAGTTACTGGGCTAACTTTGTAAACACCGCTCACTGTAATGACATCGCCAATCAAAAATGCGTCTGCTAGAGTTGCAGTACCAGCACTAGTAATGACAATTGTTGAGCCACTAGCCGCTGCAGCGTCTACTGTTAAATCACCAAGTGCAGAAGCACCGCCAGCCGTATGATAAACAATGGATTGATCTTGGAATATATCAAAATCAGCTAAATTACCTAAACGAGCTTTATTAAGAATGTTAGTGTTAACTTCTTTGTTAAAGCTGTTTGACAAAGATGCTTGTAATGCTGCGCCATCGGTGTAATTCACCCCTAAGCACCGTTGAATACCTGGGTTGATAGCCATGTCTGACATTAAAGCACCAGCGCCTAAAACGGTACTAATGTTGTTTATAGCAGTTCCAGGGGTACCCGTACTCATGTACAGCTCTTGCGAAGCTTTTAATGCTAGCTTTGAGTTAAGATCTGCGATTAAAGTGTTAACCGCTGGGTCCATCACGTTAGCTTGAAAGTCTTTTAAATGCTGTGAATTACCTTGAGTCAAAGCTAGCTCGGTAGGATCATAAGTAATCGCTACTGATAGCTTGTCTGCAATCGTAACGGGCAAAGTACGATCTACGATGTTTTCAGGACTAACCGTGTTACCGCTTTGAACGCTATATTTGTTTTCGCGCGTTACGTTAATTGTCTGACCAGTTCCATAGGTTGAATCACGAAACATATCCGCGTATTTACCGTTTGCATTTTTAATAAACGTGTTATTTTGTACAAAAGACTGGATGGCTAGCTTGGACAAAAGGCTAGATGATGCATAATTAGCTGCTGGTGCTGTCATTTTTGTTGCTCCTTAAAGCGATCAACAAACTTTAACTCCGCCCATAAACCAACCTGGCAAGCTCATCCTGGCTCATATCGTCATAACTATGAGACTGGGACTGTTCTTTACCTGATTTTTCGGTCATGGGGGCGGGTGCTTTATCAACAGGACGATTAGGTAGCTGAAGCTCGTATTGAGCTGCTAACTTGATCATGCCCGCTGCTTGCTGGTCAAAAGTTTGTTGACTAAGTTTTTGTAGTTGAGATTGTTTTGTTTTTAACGCGTGCTTTAAAAAAGCAGCGTTATGCTGGATTCCGGCCGATTTAAGGCCTTCGAGCATGGATTCGGTTACCACTTTGTCGTCTGATACTAATGTGTCAAACTCATCATCAACAAGCATGGCTCTCTGGATCTCATTCCTAAAATGTTGATCGCTTGTTTGCCATCTGGCCGCTTGCACATTTTGATTTTTTTGAGCTTCGTACTGTCGCATTTTCTCCTCGAAAGAGTCCGGCGCACTAACCTGATCATTTGGATAAAATGGCAACGGCGGTTGCTGCTGTTGTTGAGTTTGTTGACGATAATGGTCAAGCTCTTGCTGAGTCTCGGCTAACACTTTTCTGTGGTTAGCTTCAAGACGTGCAAGACGTTTTTGCATTCCGCGTGTTAGATTTTCCTTTTCATTGTCGCTCTGGTCTGCTTCATCATTTGATAACAAAGCTTGATCGTCACCCTCGCTTTGATTGCTCAAAGCTTCGTTTTGATCAACTTGAGCGTCACTGTTTTCAGGAGAATCTACAGCTTGGTTGTCGTCATTGTTAATATCAGTATTCATCGTTTGTACTCCGTTTTTCATATGCAAAAAATTGGGCTGCATAGTTGCCCCATGGCTTAACCGCTACCAAGATGCGTGTTGTGTAAACTCGTTAAATCTTTGTGTACTGAGCCGATTAGCCCAGCTTTAGCTTTTATTACTTCCGCATGATCTTTACTTAAGCTTGCAGTGAGATTAGATTGAATTTCGTACTGATCTTTTTGAATTTCAGCCGCTTTTAATTGATCTTTAGCAGCCCCTCCGGACTGAAGCGCTTGAGCCTTAGCCATGTTTAGGCCGCTAGAGGACTGTAAGTTCTGTACCTTTGCCTGAGCTTCAATCAGCTTGGCGTTGGCTAATTTTTCTTCCGGACTTGGGGGTTGCGGCTGCATAGGTACGCCGCTCACAGCTGCTTTAACTTGCGGCGGCAATAATAATTTAGCTCTCTCGACAAATTGAGGTGACATTGGCGTGTCTATAGTTTCGGCCAATAAATCGCCAAAATATGCGCCAGTTGGGTGGCCTAAAACTTCGATCAGCTGCATTAATTTTCCGAATTCAAGTTGGCGTTCAATGGCATTTGGTGCACCAGCGGAGACTTTAACTGTATATTTACCTTGACTAAGATCGTTCTCCACTGTCATCGTTGTCGAATTAAGCTGATTGACTTGGACAAATTGAGCCTCTTCTTGGCTGTCGTAAATCGCTAACATGCGTCCAGAGGAATAAATCGCAGAAATTAGGCTAGCTACAACATGGCCCGTCTGCTTAACTGCCTTAAGAAGGTTGTTGTACTGTATTTTTACACCTTGGTTGTTTTGATTAACCCTAGCCATGATCGCTGCCCCCGAAACTTCATTGCTCGGCATTCCCATGGCTGCTTCGTTTCGGCCCAAAACGCTCAAGAGGTTAGATTTTGCTTGCTCAAGCAATTCGATTAGCTGAGGTGGTACAGCGATTGGGTCAATTACTCTTGGGCCGTTGGGCATATTTGAGTCAAAATCAATTGGCAACGCACTGTTGTTATTTTCTGGCTGCTTCCAAATTTGCAAATAATTCGCAACCATTTTGGTCGTTACGATAAACTTTTCGCGTCGTGCATTCTTTAGAAACTGCTGTATTTCTGAGTACACGTAATTTAGAACTTTCTGAGCGCCTACGGCATTTTCAACAAAACCTTTGGTTACTTGACGTCCTTGCATAATCTCGCTTTGACCGTCAACAAAAATCAATGGCAATTCTTTTGAGGCCCAATCCGTCGATGATAAAATCTGATCGCCGACAAGCTCGTATAAGCAGATATTGTAATCTTTAGCTTTACGCTCACGAGTAATAGTGATGGGTTCTGGCGGCTGAAACGTAGAGCCTGGTATCGCCTGAGTTAAAAAATTCATATGATCGGCTTCTAGCTGCTGCTCTACATAGCTCTCAAAGTCTGTCTTAGCAATTACCTGTCCGTTCGACAGCTCAGCGATAGTTTTATTGTAAAACTGCTTTTCTGCGTAGTAGCAGATGTTAATTGATTCTTCATCAATCCAGCTAAACTGCTCGACAGTGTAAGAATCAGCAGACCGGCTCATTAGCGCCCAATCTTTGTCCGGATATGCGCTGTTGAATTCATCTTTAGACATTGTTACGTAAAAACCGCAAAAATTGCCGTCTTGCTTGCTATCCAGCTTGGAATTTGGATCCCAAAAACAGGTCGTTGGATCTTTGACCGGCTTCAGTTGGACAATTTGGTCAAAACTCTCTGCGCTTTCATAATCAGTCTTAACTCTAATAGCACCATAGCCGCCCACCAAGGCATCTTTGATAGCTTGCTGATAAATTTCGCGTGCATTAGACTGGTACTGGATCGAGCGCAGTAAGTTGCTTATAAGCTCAATCTGATCTGGCTGAGCGCCTGGACGTGTTGGCAAAGCTGTCATGGTAGGCGTTACCTCAAGCCATTCGCCTATAATCTGCTTGATCGCTGGCTCGCATAGATTAAGCTCTAAGTAGACTTTACCGTTTTTGTCGTATTCTGCCTTTGTTTCAGCGTCCCACTGCGCATCGCGCGTAAAAACAAAATCCTTATTTATTCTAAAGCGGCTATTGTTCTCACTAAAATAACAAAACCAGGCGTTAATATTATTGCGAGCATCTGCTAAAACTCTGGCTTTACTGCGTTTATTAGCCATCTTTAACACCACCCTTTTTGGGGTGAGTAGAAATCAGATAAATCCGGCTCATTAGCTGCACAATCATTTGCATAGCGCAGCGCACCATATTGCAACGCATCGTGCGGATGCGAAAACTCATTTTTATCTGGTTTTTCAGAGTATTCGTCGCCCATCACTGGCAATTTTTTTAAGTGATACCCGCCGATGAAGCCTTCGCGCAAAATTGGGCAATTTTCTCTGCTCAAAATTAAGCCAGGCTTGCCGTTTACTAATCTGTTTAGTAATGAGCGAACTGCTCTTTGACGCTTAAAAGGCGCATTACTCGACGCACCTTCGGCCTGTACTCCGGTAAGATCGGTAAGTAGGCTAATGCACTCGCTGGAATCAGTATCAGATCGACGATTACCCGATGGATCTCCCGTCACTAAGCCAATTTTAAAGCCGGCATACTTTGTTTTTAAGCGTCTTGCGATGACATTTTGGTAAACATTTGTTAAGTCAATGCCAACGCCAACTACCTCGTCGATTGCTCTTACTACTCCCAACTCATCAATTTGGGTGAAAATGCAGGCTGGTGTTAAGCCAAAGTCAAAGCACAAATCGATGGGCAGACCTGGAATGGCTTCAACATTTTCTTTCGCATGCAGATCGTCGTTGTATTCTGGATAAACAGGCTGGCCATGACGTAGCACACCATACTGACCGAGGGCATACACTTTTATAAACTCGTCAGTGTTGCCTCTTATCATATCTAAATAATAAGTAGGACCTAAGTTTTTAATGTTTTCCGCATCAGGGTTTACAATATAGTCATCACCTTTTTTCATAAGACCTGGAGGCTGGTGGAAAAGCCGAAAACCTTCAGGCCTGTCTTTTTCAAAGAGCTTGTAGAACCAGCTTTTTGTTGACGGAGGGTTTGTGTCTCCAATCACTCCGTACCAATAATTATTTACATCTCTGTGAGATGGATAACGATTGACTCGCGTTCTGACATGCTCAACGACGCCGCGTGACAGCTCGCTTACCTCATTTAAGTAAGCCCCCGTCAATTCTAATGATTTAAGTTTTTTAAGATGATCCGGACGATCAAGAGCTAAAAATATAAGCTCTAACTCTATTACACCGTTGCCATCGTTAAATCTATGGGAAACATAAGGGGGCTTAACTCTGGTTTTAACTTGGCCAAGTTCGTCAAACCAATCCAGCCAAGTTTTTAGTGTTGTAGTTTCAAGCTCGCCGTATGTGTTACGTATAACTGCCCAGCGGGACCGCCTCACCCCGTCCAACATTTTTGACATCTGTATTGCTTTGTGAACGATATCCGAGCAGCACAATGTGCTTTTACCTGACCCATACGGGCCCATGACCATATT